GGCGCTGAAACAGGGTGCGGAGACGCACAAACAGAAACTGACGCAAACTAAACAGGTCAATCAGGAGAAGAAACGTGGCGGAAAACGCTGAAGTTGATCGTGGTGACGCTTTCGTACCCCCGACAGTCGATGAAATCGTCAAGAACGAGGATACGGGGGTCATCGGCCTTGATAAAAAGGACGTAAAGGCTGAAGACACCCCGGCGAAAGCCGGGGAAGAGCCTAAAAAAGAGGAAAAGATCGAAAAAACGGTGCCGCTGGCTCGGATGAACGAGGCGGTGGCGAAGGAACGCGCTCGTTTAGAGGCTGCGACGGCTCGTACGCGCGAGTTGGAAGGTAAGTTGGAGGCGCAGACGACGAGTAAGGACATCGACGTTGCGCAGAAAACGGTGCGTGAGCTTATCAAGACACGCAATGGGCACTTAAGCGAAGGTAAAATTGACGAAGCGAGTGCTGTCGATGAGAAAATCATCGAGTTGCAGGAAGCCATCGCGGATCGTAAGGCGGAAATTAAGCTTGCTGAAACAAGAACTTCTGCAATTGAGGAAGTCAAGTACGACGCGATTGTTGAACGCCTTGAAGCCGACCACCCCGAGCTTAATCCTGACGCCGATGAGTTCGACGAAGAGGTTGCGCTTGAAGTACGGGCGCTGATGCGCGGGTACCAGTCGGAGTTGAGACTGTCGCCCTCGGCGGCGCTACAGCGGGCGGCGAAGAAGGTCTTTGGTGCGACGCCGCGAGCAGCAGCGAAAGAGGTAAAGGAAGATAAGTCGGCCGAAGAGGGTTTGCGGCGCAAGACGGAAGCCACTGAGCGCAATATTGAGGCGGCGAAGAAGCAGCCAGCCTCGTCCAAAGACATTGGACTGGATCACGACAAGAAAGGTGGTGGGCTGGACGCTAAGACCATCATGTCGATGCGCTACGACGAGTTCACGAAGATCGGTGACGACGTTCTTGCCAAGCTGCGGGGTGACTCGCTGTAAAAAGATTGCAGAGGGGGTTGACTCCCCCTCTGCGGTCAGGTTTAATGCAGCATCGCTCATCGCGCGGGCGTTATAATGGCGCGACGGACACCATGACTGGTGGGTATCACTCGCAAGTGGCAGCGTTATGGCTACGCGTTTCAAAAGGTGCTTCATTTCTATAACTTTTGAAGGGTAGCCAACATGGCACTTACTAATTTTGGCCTGCTCACCACCGAGCAGAAGACGATTTGGTCCATGGACCTGTGGAAACAGGCACGGAACATGTCGTTCCTCAACAAGTTCCTTGGTAGTGGCCCCAACGCCATGATCCAACACATCACGGAGCTTAAGAAGTCGGAAAAAGGCGCACGTGCGGTAATCACGCTGCTTGCTGACCTTGAAGGTGACGGTATCGCTGGTGACCGTTCGCTGGAAGGTAACGAAGAAGCGATGAAGACGTACGATCAGGTGATCCGTATCGATCAACTGCGTCACGCCAACCGCATCGAAGGCCGCATGGCCGACCAGAAGTCCATCGTTGAGTTCCGTAACAACAGCAAGAACGTGCTGGCGTACTGGCTCTCGGATCGTATGGATCAAATGGGTCTACTCACGATGGCTGGCTTCAGCTACAACCTGCAAAACAGCGCCATCGGTACGGCTCGTACTGGCTCCGACCTGCAATACCTTGAATTCGCGGCTGATGTTACCGCTCCGACTTCGAAGCGTTTCGGACGGTGGAACGGCACGTCGAACCTGATCGAATGGGGCACCGGTACTGGTTCGGTGGCGGCGACGGACGTACTGAAGTGGGAACTGTTCGTGCAGGCGAAAGCCTACGCGAAGGACCACTACGTACGTGGTGTGAAGGAGTCCGGTGGCGAGGAAACTTACCACGCGTACCTGACGCCGTCCGCGATGGCCAACCTGAAACTGGACCCGACGTATCTGCAAAACCTGCGTCATGCGCAGCCTCGTGGTGATAGCAACAACCTGTTCACCGGTTCTGCGGTGAAGATCGATGGTATTTATCTGCATGAGTTCCGCCACGTACCCAACACGCGCTTGTCGGCGTCGGGTTCGAAGTGGGGTGCTGCTAGCGCCATCGACGGCAGTGTTGTGTTGTTCTGCGGTGCGCAAGCTCTTGGGATGGCTGACCTTGGCAACCCCGAGTGGGTCGAAGAAGAGTTCGACTACGGTAACCAGAACGGCGTCTCGGTGTCGAAGATTCTCGGCTTTAAAAAGCCGGTGTTCTACAGTCAGTATGAGAAGACGACTGAAGACTTCGGCGTTCTTTCCATCTACGTCGGACGGTAAACATCATGGCTCGACTCTATGCTACTCGTGGTGCACAGCCGATCATGTCGTCGGAGTTCATTTTCAGTTTCAATGACACGGCGGCTGATTCGGTATCTGGCGTAGTCAAGACGTTCGGTTCGGTCTTCGGTGACCTGATTGTCCTTGACTGCATTCCGTTGCCTCCCGGCGCGCAAGTTGTCGGTGGCGATCTTGTAATCGAAACGGCTGGTGTAGGCCCCACGGCTTACACGGTGGCGCTCGGTGTTGCTGGTAGCACCGCAGCCTACTTGGCTGCTACGTCGCTGCTGGCGGCTGCAAACACTCGCACGGCGCTGTTGCTTACGGCTGCGCTTGCATCGAACTCCGGTGCGAATGTTCGTATGACCATCAACTCGACGGTGGCCAACGCATCGGCAGGCAAGTTCCGCCTGACGGTGCAGTGGAAGATGGACGGTCGTCAGACCGACGCCACCCCGGCGTAATCGCTACCCAAACCCGTGCAGGGAAGTTAAACTGGGGGGACCGCTAAAACGGTCCCCCCAGTCACGTTACTTGGAGAAAATTAATGCCTTGGTTCACACTAAACCGGAACTACGTGCTTTCTACGACTAAGGGTCACTCAGTCAATTTCAAAAAAGGCGAGCGTACTTGGGTACCTAAGATGATCGTGCAGGAAGCATTGGCGATTGGAGCGATTTCGGAAGAAAAGATTGACGTACTACCAGATACGCCAGAACAAGTTGTAGTCACGGATGCGAAGCGCAAGGAAGCGATCTTCGCCGCGTTTGAGAAATTGCTGGTTCGCAACAATCGCGGTGATTTCAGCGCCAGCGGTCACCCGCATCCGAAGAAATTGGAAGATGTACTTGGATTCGATGTTCCGACCAAAGAGCGTGAGCTTCTTTGGATTGAATACAACGCGAACAAGGTTCGTGAAGAAGAGGAACAGCGTCAGTGAACACATCTGGGCTTTATGATTATTTCCGATCTCAGATTATGGATGAGGAAAAACCTTATCTGTGGTCCGATGATGAGATTTGGACGTATATGAATGAAGCCCAGATGCGTTTCTGCCGCGACGCAGAGGGCATTTCTGATTTCACCACGCCAGAAGTGGTGAACATCCCAGTCACCACCGGCGAAGTCACTGCCAAGTCCCACTGCTCGATTTTGAACTTCCGTCTGGCCTTGCTCGCTTCGACTGGGTGTAAACTCGACATCATAAACTATACCGACGTGCAGTCATGGGCTACCAATAGTGGTCGGGTGTCGTCCATAATCATCGGTATGCAGGAGGGCAAGGTTCGCTGGAACGCTACGCCCATTGCGGATGACGAAGTCAACCTGATAGTGTTTCGTTTGCCGCTGTCAGAGATTACTGGCCCTGACCAAGAAATCGAAATCGATAAAAAACACCACGTAGGGCTGGTGCATTGGATGAAGCATCTTGCTTATCTCAAAGACGACACCGAAGTGTTCGACAAGGATGCGTCAGAGAAAGCCAAGGGTATGTTCGCTCAGTACTGTGAGAAGGTATCGTCGGAGCAACGTCGTTACCGCCAAAAGCCACGTGCTGTTTTTTATGGAGGTATTTAATGGGGGGCTTACTGTGTCGACGGATAGACAAGCCAATCAGGTGAGCCTTGATGCACTGCAAAAACACGTAGATGGAAGACTGGCATCTCAGGATGCAATTTTGAAATCAATTAACGAAAAGCTTGATGCACACATCGTCTTCGCGAAGGACCGGTTCAGTAGTGTCGAACCTATCGTTGAGGCGATGGAAACCATGCAGACTGGCATTAAGGTCATTGGCTGGATAGGTAGTAAAGCTACTGCCATAGCAGCGTTGGTTGCTGCTGTCCTTGGTGCTTTAGTCGCGTGGAAAGGGTGGAAGGGATGAAATTATTAGTGCTGCTTCTAGTAGCACTACCAGCGACAGCACAAACACCCGGAGTAGAAGTAAAACCACCGATTACCCTGACCGACGCAGAGTTTGAAAGGATCGTTGATATGATCAACGATCTCGGTGAGAAAAACCGCAAGCTCAAAGAACGTTTGGATCACTGCGTGTCAACCAGAAGTTCATGAATCAAGACGAACTCCGCAAGGCGCTGGCAAATTCAAACGTCACGGCGTTTCGGATGGTGCTGCGCTTTGGAGAGTCGCGTCTTACGCCGGATGGATACAGGCTACGGTACCACCCATCGCGGATCACGTTTTTCACCGGCTTCGCCGCGCACCCGCGTATCTTTGAGCGTACACCTGCTGGACGGTTGTCGTCGGCCGCAGGTGCGTACCAGTTCACGTGGACTACGTGGCGCGACGAAGTGCTGCCAGTATTGCAGCGGTTGTACGGCTTCACCGGCGACAACTTCTCGCCGGAAATGCAGGATGCAGGCTGTGTCATCCTGTTTTCGAAAACCAAGAACGCACTGCCGCTGATCATTGCAGGGCGGCTCGAAGAAGCAGTAGCGGCGTGCCGTGGGCGTTGGACATCACTCCCCGGTGCAGCGGAATCGCAGCGCCGCTTCACGATGGCCAAGGCGCGTGAGATTTACACACAGTACGGCGGGCAGTTTGCCGCAGTCGCCGCCAAAGGGCGGTCTATTGAAATGGAGACACCGATGCCACTGCCTGTTATTCTCCCAATCGTTGCGGCGCTGGTTCCTGAAATCATCAAGCTGTTCCAGCCGCGCATTCAGGCGGAAGTTTCTCGTTCTACCGGTGCAGACCCCGAAGCAGCAGCGCAGTTCATGCAAGTGCTGCTGGACAAGCTTGCAGGGTTCAAAGTCACTACCGAGCCAGAAGCTATCGCCGCAGTAGGTACAGTGCTGGCGGCGCCCGTTAACGAGCAATCGCGGAAGATCGCAGAACTGGAAACTTTCACGGTTAGCTACTTATCGACGGTGGAGCCATATATCGACCGCATCGCGCAGATCGACGCCGACATGATAGCGCGTACAGAGGCGTCGCGTATCGACGCGCGTGCGTTCGACACCCCCGATGCGTGGAAGCTGCGTTGGGCGCAAGCGACATTCACGCAGAAAACGCTCGGGTGGGCGGTGTTGGTGATTGCAGCACTCATCGCGCTCATGCAGGCGTCGCTCATTTGGATCATGAACCCCGCTGTCGTGGGCGGCACGCAAAACCTGCTCGGCCAGTTGGTCGTGCTGGAAGTTGCGCTCATCACCGGACTCGTCGCTACCTTCCGCGATCAAAACGGATTCTCGTACGGCGGCACGTCGGATGGTGAAGCACGCGCCGTCGCTCGTTCGGTGATTAACCGCGATCAGTTGGAGCAAGAGCGTGAGCGTTAATTACCTCGACTATATGCCGCTCGGCCAGAACAGGGCCGGGCAGCTCGGCGGGCTGGATGGGACGGCGTACGCTCAGTGGGCGACTACAAAGGATTTCCATGACTATTGGGGGTCGCCTGCGTGGGACGTACTACAGCCGGAAACCTACGGGGTCGCGGATTGCGGCGGCGAGCAATGGTTGACGCTCACTCGACTTGGGCCGCACAAGATCAAGACGCTCAAGGCCATCGTGACGCGCAACGGCGTGGCGAAGGAAATCGCTTGCGAGCATGGCCATCCGTATGCGCTGCTTGAGTTTGTCCCGCACAAGATTCAGCTATGGGGCGACGTGGGCGGAATGCTATTCTACTGGGAAGCGACCTACTCGCTGGCGACGCTGCGCAATCCGCTACTCGGTCCACGTGAATGTATCGTACAGCGTGAATGTTGGGGCAACCCGTACAAGGGCGGGCCTAGCGATGGTCCGTGGGAATGGGTACGAGGCGGGCCGACCCCGGCTGATGCTATTCCGTTCCGTGGAAGTGAACCAATTGGTATCACTTGCGACTATGCGTGGTTCCAAGGCATCGGCAAGGGGTATGGGCCGACATACGTAATGGGTGATACAAACAACGGCGTGGATGTAGTAACATCGTGTGCAAACTCTAACGGATGGGCCTGGTAATGAAGCGATTCCTAGTAGCATTAGCGCTGTTCACACTGCCAGCATTCGCTGCGCAGCTTGTCATCGACATCCCCGGGTGCACGTCATACTCGCTTTTAGGTAATACCGTAACGTGTGGCGGCAATCCGCCGCCGCCCCCGCCGCCGCCCCCGCCGCCGCCCCCGCCGCCTACGACGTTGTGCGGAGCATTCTCCGGTGGAGCGATTGGCACCAGCAAGGTGTGGGGCGACTCTGTGCCGATCTATCCAGCAAATTATGGCGGACGGCTTGGCCCCGGTGCCACACTGTACGTTGCCTTCAGGGTTCCTGCTGCGTTGCCGCCCGCATCGGGCTTGCCCGGCTACATTCAGGTTGCGGAGTTCCAAGGTCCGCCGGCATTCCGGCAGATCACCGTTTCACGCTTCGCGTGCGACTTCCGCGCCGTGGACCCCAGTGGGAACAATGGGCCGATGGTGATGGTGAACAACGGACTCACTCCGGGCTTGACGTTCAATGTCGGTCGCTCACCAACTACACCCATCACGCTCGGTGGCACGTACTACTTCAACGTGCGCAACTACTACCCGCCCATTGGTGACACGTGCGCGACGAGTAATTGTCCGGTGCTGGTTCAATTTACTTGGCCGCGCTAATTGGAGTTTTTCACTAACTGCGGAGGTTGTGAGTGAAACAACGTAGATTGAAGCAAGAAGACCCAATGCAAGGCAGGGTATCGAAGCTGGAAAAGCAGATGCGCAAGATCGGCAAGCGCGCGAAGCCCACTCCGGTTTGGCCTCCTGTATCCACCTTCGGATCGTCTTACATTCAGTGAGTGACCAATGGCGGCGAAGAAACAAAATTTGGTGATTCGGCAGGGCGAAACATTCCTCCGGGTAATCCGGTGGGAGACGCCGCCGTTCGTCTATAAAGCCATCACCGGCATCACCAAGGCTGCGCCCGTGCGTATCACCGCAGTAGGGCACGGGTTGCAGTCTGGGTGGCGCACAGCAGTTGTCAGTGTGCAGGGCATGGAAGAAATCAATGCTGAGCACAATCCGCCGCGCGAGAATGAATTTGCTGCAGTAACGGTGATTGACGTGGACACTGTAGAAATCAACACGATCAATGCTGCGGATTACACCACTTACGTTTCTGGCGGGTACCTACAATTTTATACGCCCGCCGATATGACGAGCTACACGGCGCGGATGCAGATCAAGAACAAAGTCGGTGGTACGTTGCTCGACACACTTACGCCGGTCATCGACAACGTGCTGCACACAATCACGTTGACGATCACTGCTGCGGCCACGGCGGTGTTTACGTGGAAGCAGGGTGTGTACGACTTGGAGTTGGTGTCACCGACTAACGTAGTGACTACTCTGTTCTACGGTTCAATCTGTGTACAGCAGGAAGTGACTACATGACGCAGGCGATGTGCACCAGCTTCAAGAAGGAGTTGTTTGAAGGTGCACACAGCTTCTTGGTTTCTGGCGGGCATACGTTCAAGATTGCGTTGTTTACGACTGCGGCTACGCTGAACGAAGCAACGACGGTGTACTCGTCTACGGACGAGGCGGCGGGGACCAACTATGTGGCTGGTGGATTCACGTTGGTCAACGTCAACCCTAGTGTCTCTGGCACGACTGCGATGGTGACGTTCAGCACCAATCCGACTTGGTCGGGTGCCACTTTTTCTGCCAGTCAAGCCCTAATTTACAACAATTCCGCGAGCAATAAAGCGGTTGCGGTGCTAGACTTCGGTGGAACCCAAACGGTCAGCGCCGGGGATTTCGTTATCACAATTCCGGCTGTGACTTCAACCACCGCGCTGCTGCGGCTTGTCTAAAGAGGAAGATATGAATCAGTTGATAACTACATTGATTGGTGAAATTCCTGAGTCTGATTTGGAAATCACTGAAAGTCAGATGGACCAAGGCGATGTGTGGGTAACTGCCAGAGAGTGTAAGTACAAAGGTATTTATTACCCGAATGAAGTAGGTAATGTGGTCCGCCGGGATGTATGGGTCACGATGAAACAAGGGCAGGCATCTAAGATTGTTTCCGAACTTTAGGAGATAAGTAATGGCTAATTCAGCGGGACTTTGCACTTCGTTTAAAACGGAACTGATGATTGGTGCGCATCAGTTCGGCTCAGTTACGCTGGTTTCGCGTACGAGCTTGACTGCGCCGACGACTGATACGTTCAAGATGGCGTTGTATCAGACGACCGCGACCATCAGCCCCGCGACCACGGCGTACACCGCTACGGGTGAGGTATCGAGTACGAACTATACGGCTGGTGGTGCCACGGTCACAAACGGCACGGCTCCGACTAGCACCGGCACTATCGCGTACTGGACGCCCTCAGCGTCGGTGTCGTGGACCACGGTGACGTTCACCACCGACTGCGCCCTGCTGTACAACAGCACGCAGAGCAACAGGGCTGTGGGCAGCTACACGTTCTCGTCACAGACGGTCACGGCCGGTAACTTCACGCTGACTATGCCCGCGAATACCAACTCGACGGCGCTCATCCAAGTCGCCTAAGGAGATACTTATGACGTACCTAGCTACGCGTGCGGCGGGTATCGCCGCCGTGGACACCCTCGATACGTGGCAGGGGCAACCGACGCTCTCGTCACAACTCGCCAGCATCTCGACCCTGCAGGATCAGGTCACGCAGTTGACCGCCGACCTGTCGACCCGCACCACGGAGCGCGACCAACGGCAGACGGCGATCACTGCGATGAAAGCGGCGGCGCAGGCCGACAAGGACGCCGATGCCGCCAATGCAGCAGGGCAGGGCGTGCTGGACGCAGCCGGGGGTTTCTGATGTGGCTGACGCGAGTAGCACGCTGGCAAGCATCGACGCGTTTCGAGCGAGTGTCGAGGCGCTTGCGCGCTTCAGCGTGCTGCAGGACATCCTGTCCGGTACCGCGCGTGACGTGGGGAGCTACATCGTCCCGCATCCGGATTGGTCGGCTGCTACCCCGTTCACGCGCGGGCCTCGCGCCCGGTGGATCACGGACGACTCGGGCATCATTGCCGACCCGAAGCGTAAGCGCATCTTGTTGGTTGGTGGTTCGCACGGTCCTTCGCAAGAAGACGACATCCTCGTCTTCGACACGGTGACCGCTACGTGGTCGCGCCTGTATCTCCCAACCCCATGGGCTGATATGTTGAACGCGAACCTCGACTGGTCTAAGGGTCGGTGGCGTTCAACCAACAACCCACTCGCGCGGCACACGTACTCGCACATGGTGGTTCATGCTGATCGGTTGTGGGTGCAGACCACGTACTGTCATCCCGACTATCTACCCGAAGGCGTGCTGCTGTACGCCCACGGCAATATGTGCTCGTACGATCTGGTCGGCGGTACCGGCTGGCGCTTCAGCACCGCAACGGATAATTTGTACGTAGGTTCTGCGCCGTGGACTCACGCGGGCGGTACCTGCGTCGACCCTGTGAGCGGGATGTTCTACACAGTGGGCCAGCGCTCCGACAACGGCAAGCCCGGCTTCCTGTGGATGTACGACCCGGCGACCGATGTCATCACCCAAGGTCCGCCGTCACCGGTGGCGACGCAGCCGGTCAACTTTCGGTATTGCCCGGCCGATGGCAGGTTCTACGCGTTCGAGAAAGGCGGCATCGTGCGCGCGTTCACCATCGACCGCACGGACATCATGCGTAGCACGCAAATGCAACTGCCGACGACAGGACCGGCATTCGCAACGTCCCGGCCGTGGGGCTATCCGTCGTTCACGTGGAATCCCCACCGCCGCAACTTCGGCGGACACGTGCGC